TGTAAGCGCGCAAAATTTTTGGCAAAAATTATCAAGTAAAATGGCAAAAGAAATTGAAGTAATTCAGTGAGAAAAGCGGGAGGTTTAGCCCCCCGCTTTTTTGCGTTTTCAGGGGTGAGAAACATGCTTATCCGGGACGTATTCGAGGAGGTCGGAAAGAGGGCACTCAAGGACGCTGCAAATGCGGTTCAAATGATCGAGATTTACCCTCTCGATCAGCTCGTTGTAAATCTCATTGATTGTGGCGGGACGGATGCCCGTCAGGATGGCCAGATCCTTCTGTTTCATGCGCCGCTCGCCGAGCAGCCGGGAGAGATGAATGCGGATCATGTAGACACCTCCAAAGATCATCAGATTTTGTTACTGCATAACGGAATGGGTAATTTATGCCTTAAAAAAATATGATGATCAGTAATTGCGGATCAGCAGCTCGCGGTACGGCTGCCCGCCATCGTTATAGCGTGCCTTGAGGCTGTGCTGTCGTGACAGTTCCTCGATTGTGAAGCCGCTGTAAAGCTCCCGTATGTAGGGATCGTCGTTGTAGGAGAGAAGGAAGCGGCCCTGTATCCTGCCGAGAAGCTGCCGCAGGCGTTGATGCTCAGTGTCGCCAAAAGGTCCGTTATAATAGTCCTCAGTGCCATGGTAGGGGGGATCAGCGTAGATCAGCGCGCCCGGCTTATCATATTGGAGAATCACCTGATCAAAGCTTCGGCGTTCAATCTTCACCATCCGCAGGCGGTGGGAAATCTTCTCAAAATATCGAACCGTCCGTTCAAGGTCCTTTGCGCTGGCTCCATAAGTCCGGCCGTCGGCCCCGTAGCTCCCCTTACAGACCAGAAAATAGAGGGCCGCGCGCTGAATATCGGTGAGCCCGCGCGAAGTCTTGAGCGCCAGCGCGTCCTCGAACAGCTCGCGGGAGTTGAGAAGCCAGGACATCTGCCGCTGCAGCTCGGCGCAATGGTGCTTGACGCAGCGGAACAGGTTGATGAGCTCACCGTCGGTATCGTTGAATATCTCCTCGGGCGCGTGCCTCTCGCGGGAAAACAGCAGCCATCCGGCCCCGCCGAACGGCTCGATATACCGTAGGATCTCCGTCGGGAACCTCGCCAGAATATCCTTCCGCAGCAGTCTTTTGCCACCGATTCTGGGAATGAAACTTTCCATGTTGCTCCTTTCCGGGCCGGTTTCCCGGCCCTTTGCATTAATCTTTTGTAATGGCCGCGATTCGGTCATAACGTTCGGCTTTATCTTTTGCCGCCAAATAGAGGGCCATCAGCTGCTCGTATTCGTCGCGGGAAACGGCGGCTTCCTTTGGCAGCACAGGGATCGTAAAATCCTCGGAATTCAGCCATGCGGGATTGTAGGTGGGATCTACGACGACCTGCCCTTCTCCGACATACAGGAGATCAGACGGGTTCACGCTGCTGTCGGTCCCTTTTTTCAGGATGGTCCCGCCCGCCACCTGCGGAGAATAGCAGGGATACGCGGTATCGGTGTCAAACTCAAGGTGCAGGTGGTAGTCCCATCCGCCCATACCGGATTTTCCTTCCACGCCCAGCACGTCTCCCTGTGAGATCTTCTGTCCGGCCCTCACAGCAATACTCTCGAGGTGCATGTAGCGTGCCACGAGGTCGCGGCTTTCTCCGGTTTTGTGGTTATATACCTCCCGGTAGATCACCACAATCACATTCCCCACACGGTTGTCAGGTCCCACCGTCACGATTTCGCCGCTGCCGGAAGCATAGACGGTATGTTCCTTGCCGACGCCGCCCTGAATCGAGGATAGGTCGATCCCATAGTGGTGATATCCCCAGTGTCTTTTGTACTCCGAATTTTTGTAGCCGCAGAGCATCATCTGCCGCTTAAATGGCATGATCAGCTTTTGCATATGTCCTCCTTTACCAGAGCCGGTAGCGTGGCCGCTCCTCGCCGTACCACCGCCAGCGCAGCCAGTCGTCCAGCGGGATCACGACCCCCGATACCAAAAACCACAGGGCCGAAAACCTCGGGCAGACCTGCCCCCAAAGATTGCCCCACTCGGCGGAATAGTCCCAGACCGCCCAGCCCAGCCAGAGGTTGACGACGCAGCCGGTGAGCAGCTCCAGCGCGGTCACAATCGCCGCGCCGAGCAGCATCTGCAGGAGCAGCGGCATCTCCCAGGGGAGCCACTCGTTAAGCCCTCCGATCAGCACAAAGCAGGCGCCGCCGCACAGCAGCATCGACGGGTGCGAATGCCCGCGCCAAAGGCACTCGGCAAGATAATAGAGCACCCCGCCGGTCAGCCCGAGCGCGAGGTTACGACGCATTGGAGCCACCGGCCAGCCGCGCGAGCACCGCCTGCATCTGCTGCTGCGCCGTCTGGATCGTCGCGTTGTAGTGCTCAAGCCAGGCTCCGGTAAGCGGCTGGCCGTACACGACCGCATCGACCTCGGCCACCGTCTCCAGCGTCTGCACATAGTCCTTGAGCTGGTGGTAGTAGGTGAGCTGCGCCGTCTTTTGCCCGGCGAGGGTGGTGTAGATCGTTACGATGTCCGCCGCCTGATAGACGGCGCAGGAGCCGTTGGCAGGCTGGTACGGGTAGCAGCTCGCGCCGAGCACCACCGCCGAAAACATGTCGGAGATATTGAGCTGGTCCTCGGTGGAATAATCAAAATGCTGCGTACTGCCGCCGGCAAGCCGGATGTCCGCGCCCGCGACGATCAGGGCGTTGCAGACCGCCGAGAGCTGCGATATCTTCTCGGCCCGCGCCTCATCCAGCGTGCGGTTGGGCCGGGAAAATACCCCGTCCTCCCAGCGGTCGCCGATTGCCACCGGGAACTGCCCACAGTCCCAGGAGAGCTGGCCGAACGGCAGGGTGATGCCCATCGCGGTATCGGCCGTCACCTCGATGATGTTGGCCACCGTTCCGGCGGTCATGCTGCCCTCGTCGAGGGCGATGATTGCTAATTTCATGCGCGCTGCACTCCTTTGTTTTGATTATTGGGCGGCCCAACGGACGATCACGAGACCGGAGCCGCCGGCCGCGCCATTAGCCCAGCACGCACCGCCGCCACCGCCGCCGGTATTGGCAACTCCCGCAGCCCGGCTGCCATCATTTCCGGCGCCCCTGCCGCCGCCGGGCGATCCACCCGCGCCGCCGACGCCTCGATAGCCGTTGCTGTAGTACGCGGCACCGCCGCCTCCACCGCCATACAGCGGCATCGAGGCATCGTCAAACGCCCGCTTATTGGATGCGGTGCCAGGGAATCCGTTGCGGTTGCCGGTCGTGTCGTTGTTTGCCGCGCCGCCCGCGAAGCTGCCTCCGGTAGTGCCGCTTCCACCGTCGGCGGTAATGATCTCTCCTCCGATGGTGACACTGGTTTGTCCCCCCGCCTGCGGCGTCTGCTTACTGCTTTCGGCAGCACCTGATCCAATTGCCACCGGGTAACTGCCCGGAGTGACGGCGATCTGCTTACGCGTCTGCATGTAGCCTGATGCACCGCCGCCGGGGCCAGTGCCGCCCGCGTTGGGTTTGCCACCGCCTGATGCACCGCCGCCGACAAGGAACAGGTCGTAGATTCCTTCGCAGAGGGTCAACGTCCCGGAGGTCTTGCAAAGGATATATCCGCCCTTAGAGGGGTCGCTTGTGTCGTTGAGGGTCATCACATAAGTACCGGTAAAAGCCGGCGGGTCAAAGGCGGTATAGACCAGCTGCGCCTTGCTGTTGGCGTCGCCGATAAAGACCTTCTTAATCTTTTGGGCCTTGCCAGCCGCATTGCCGATGAACAGTTTTTTAACCTTTTGGGCCTTATTGTTTGCATCACCGATAAAAATTGCCATCCCGCCACCTCAAATCTGGAAGTAGACCAGCCCCTGCGCAAGCGCGGTGCTGCCGTCGGTCATGGCTCCCGTCCCCGCGTAAATCCGTCGTGCCGCCTGCGTCCCGATCGCCGGGTTGCCCACCACAACGGTCCCCGAGAAGGTCTTGGCCCCGGCAAAGGTCTGTGTGCCGGTCGTCACCGCCCCAGCTGCGGAGGCGGACGCCGCTCCCATCGAGAGCGCGCCGTTGGAGAGGGCAAGCCCATTGCCCGTTGTTACCTTGATGTGGCCGTACTCGGCGGTGGTCGCTACTCCGCAGGCCGCATCGCTCGATGCGTGGGACGCGGGGGCCGCCCCCACATCGGCAGCGGTCAGAGCGATATCCGCCGAGAGTGCCTTGCCGTTTACGGTGCGGGTCAGCGGGACAAATACCGCCTCGAGATAGCCCTTGATCCGGGCCTTGACGGTGCTCCACAGCACCCGCATCAGGGACGGATTTTCCCCCTCGCTGTCTGCAAGCAGGAAGGCGTCCGCATCCGCAATGGTGGCTTTGGCGTCTCTCCCGGAGAGGTCCGCATCGGTCTGCCCGATGGCATTGATCGCGGCCTGAATGCCCTGTTCCATGTTGTTCAGGTGCGCGGCGTTGACCTCGGTGCCGAGGGTCGTCACCTCGCCGGTGGCCGGATCTTCTACATGGTCGATCCATGTGGTAGGGGTGTAGGTTGGTTTGCTCAATCAGACCACCCTTTCTGTGATTTCGTAGACGAATGAGATGTAGAATTTTTTGCCCAGCGGCTTGATGAAGCTCATGGAGCTCTCATCCACCAGAACGCTGTCCGAGTCGTAGATCCTGACGTTCCCAACCGTCCCGGCGATATCGATCCCCATCTCCACCATCACCCGGACGGTGGAACCGGAGGTATGGACGGATACCGACGCGCTCCTGCTCACGCCGTCGAGATCATAGGCCGCGCCGGAGGCAATCGAAGAGGCGAACTGCGCCACGATTTTTGCCAGTTTTGTTGAGGTCAAATTTCATCCCTCCCCGGAGGATAGGTCCCGCAGCGGAAGGTTCCGCAAAGCGGCACCATGCGCTGGCCCAGAATAACACTGCGGACAATCGTGATTCCCTGCGCCTTCTCCGCCCCGTAGTTGGGCAGGGAGGACGCCTGCTTGACCTTGCATACCTTTTCGTCGATCAGTGACAGGTCGTTGATGCCGGTCGCCTTCGACGCCCGCAGCCACACCATGAATTCGGCCCAGCGGTCCCCGTCGTAGTTGTAATACGGCTCGATCTGGCAGAGGTCATATCCAAGGGAGGAAACCGCGAGCTGGACGCTTCGTCTGGTCCCGGCCAGCCGCGCGACCTCCGCCTTGGACTTAAGCCGCTCCCGGTAGACCTCCAGCGATTCCCCTTTGAGGCGGGGCATTTTGCGCTCGTTGCCATGCACCGCCAGCATCTCGTCGTCACAGGTATTCAGCATCGTCTGCCGGCGCACCCAGCGGAAATCCTCCGCCGCCTCATCGAAATATTCGCCCACCACATTGCCGAAGACGGCCCATTTGTTGACCGCCGCCTTCAGCTTCTTCATCGGCATCGGCAGCAGATAGAAAAAATAGTCTTTGAAGCTTGTGAATACCGCCATGTCACACCTCCGAAACGGTGACCGACAGGGTACCCGGCAGGATCACCTTGTCGCTGTCGAGCACCACATCGGCGGCCGGAACGGTCACCAGCACATTGCGGACGGTGGAAAGCTCGGACCGCAAATAGAATACGATGTCGCTCACCAGCAGCTCATTGAGGCTGCGGTCGGAGGAAAGGGTGAGCATCCGGGTCAGGATGCCTTTGGCCTGCGCCGCCAGATCGTCGGTATAAAGTGTAGAGGGGACCTTGAGGGTCACCGTAATGTTTTGCCGGACGACCGACGCGGACTTCACCAGCAGGTTGTCATAGGGTCCCGCGACGGCTTCCACCGCCGCAGTGACGGCGGCGAGCAGGGCGGAGGACGCCTCGCCTGCGGATGACGTCACGATAATATCCACCGTTCCCTGGCCGCGCGGGTGGAGGTCGTCCACCTGCGCCCGGAGCACCCCCTCCACCGCTTCGGCAGCCGCCTTATAGGTGTCGGCGGTCGGGAGGGTGGCCAGCCCGGACCATGCGTTGAGGATGCGCTGGCGGAAGACCTCAAGGTCCTCGATGTCGGCGCCCTCTTTGGTGATCCAGTCCCCGCCGTTGGTAATTGAGATAATGTCCGCGCCGCTCTCCAGATTGATCAGCGTTTCGGTGATGGTATCCTTCGCGCAGTTGTAGGCGCTGCCCGCGAATTCCGCCTCCACCGGCACACTGCAGGAGGTTTCCCCCAGCTTGAAAACGGTATCCTGTGTGACGATGAAGCAGAGCTGCTCCCCGTTGATGTCATATGAGGTCTTGAAGACGTGCCCGGCGGGGATCTTCACAGCGCAGGTGGATGAGGCCCGCGAAAGGGTGAGAACCCCTCTGGTCTTGGACGCCTGCTTGCGGACCATGCTGTAGTCCTCGGCTTTCGCCTCCAGCCAGCCTTCGGCGGCAGTCATGACAAAGCCGTTGGCCAGCAGGGAGCGTGCCAGCCGCCTGAGCTCGATGTAGAACTGCGCGACGATCCGCAGCAGCATATAGAAGACCGAGCCGCTTTTGGCGGCGGTGATGGGGAATCCGGCAGCCGCAAGGGCGGCCTGCATCTGGCGGATGACCGTCCCCAGCTCCGGCACCGGAAGATACTCATCCAGAAAATCAGTGTTAATCAATGGCTATCACCTCGATATCGACCCGGCCCACAGAGACCTGCAGCCGGTTGGTTTTGCTGTCTCCGGCCCAGCGCCAGACGGCGGAGATCACAACGGTGTCCTCCGCCCGCACCACGACGCCGATGCTGGTGGTCTCGACCTCCTCCCGCGCGGCAAGCCGGGCATAGACCCGCTGCTCGATTTCCAGCAGGGTGAGCTCATCAATCTGCAGATGCAGAAATTCCGGCAGGCTCCAGCCAAATTCAGGATCGAAGAACAGCTCTCCCTGCGTGGTCAGCGCCTCAAGGCGGATCTCCTGTATCAGACAGTCCAGGTCCGAGACGGTGGCAAAGTCCCCGTTGGATCGGACGGCCGGCTGCCAATTTTCGTCCAGCGCAATATCGGTGTAATAGCGGTTCATGGGATCACCGCCTTCCCGACGATGTAGGGAGCGAGCTGGCCATACGGGAAGATGACCGCCACATTGTCTCCGACGTCCAGATTCAGCTTGCTTTTGATCCCCGGAATGGTGGGGACTGAGTGATCGGCCTGTCCGGCGGCGTCCAGCAGGCGGACGCTGTAGGTATATGCCTCGCCGGACTGCTGTTTGGCGGTCACCTGTGCGTAGGATGCGGCCGGGTAATGGATATGCGGATAGTCCTCCGCGACCAGATCCCGGAGGATACGTCGGACCGAATCACGCAGACTGCCCATGGTCAGACCCCCTTGAAGAAGATTTTGGACCGGATGAACCCCGCGTCGCTGACAGTGAAGAGAACCTTGCGGATCATAAAGTCCCCTGAAAGCTGCGGATGGACCAACCGGAATTTTGTGGAGTGGCGCAGCTGCGGGACCGACACTGTGGTCAGGACCCAGAGCCCGCGCTCCTTGGTAAGAGAGACGATGTTTTTGCCATATTCGAAGAGCATCATCCCGGTCTGCGCCGGCGGCTTCCCCCAGCGGTAAACTCCATCCTGCATATAGCCGGACGCGGAGACGCCCCAATGGTGGTTGATTCCCTCGATTGCCGAAAGAGCCGTCCCGCTGATGACCGGATAGACCCGCTGCGGGTAGACGGCGGAGGAGAGCTCCAGAGAGGGGATACCCGCCGCCCGGCAGCAGTACCGGACCACCTCCTGCGGGGTTGCTCCCGCAAAGCTGTGATTGAGCGGGGTCAGCGCCAGCCGGAGGGCGGCGTCTCGGAGACGAACCTCCCTGACGCTGCCGGAGCTGGCAAAGTCTGCGGCGAGCAGGCCCTCGAAGACCTTTGTAAAGCTGCCGCTGTACCCGAGGTAGAGGGCGGCGGCATCCATCCGCTTGAGCTGCACCGCATCCCCCAGCGGGCGGGTGAAGCGTACCGTCGCCCAATCGCTGGGCGAATCATCGCTGCTGCAGATCGTGAGGGCGACGCCCTGTTTGAAGGTATAGCTGCCGAGCTGCGCCGCCGCGGCCGGGTAAAAGCAGTCCATCATGGCGCTACCTCCCCGGATCGAAGATCGGGCTGCTTGCCGTCTTATCCTCGATTTTCGGTGCCCCGCCGCGCGAGCTGTCCAGATAGCTCCGGTAGTCCTCGGTGAGATCGGGCGCCGCGCCGCCGGCGCTTCCGGATGAGCTGACCGTTGCCGTCACCGGCATCGGGATGTATTCCCAAAGCTCCAGCTTCGCGGCATACTGGTCGCTTTTGTTGGTCCGGCTGTGCGAAAAGTCCTTGAACAGGACGGTGGAGAGGCCGATGGCGGCGGCCTCCGAACAGACCAGAGTGAGGGGGACGGGCACCAGCTGCCCGGACGCCTTGAAGAGATTGTTGATCCGGGTGAGCTTCTGCAGGGCGGTTTCGTTCGCGGTGGCGTCGATGATCAGCTCGATGGTGACCTTGGCGTCCTCGTAGCCGACCGCCTGCTTCGGCTTAACCGCCGAGCCCTCTACCTCCACCTCGTCGATGGCGGCGGCGCATTTGATCTCCAGCTTTTTGACCAGTCCGGGGAGCGTAACGCCCCCGAGCCGGATCAGCTGATCCTCCTGATATATCATTCGCTTCCCTCCCCGGAGACAGTGATATCGATTTCGGGGGCGCTGTTGGTTTCATCCTCCAGCTCCTCGAGCAGCGCCCTGAGCTTCTGGATGTCCTCAATGTCCTTCAGGCTGATGGCCAGCACCAGCTTCTCGATGATAAGCTGACGTTCGCCGTCCGCGCCGGTCAGACTCTGTACGGCCCCTCCCTGCAGCTCCACCGCCTTCTCCATCGTCTGGGCGGGCAGGTCTGCGGTTTGCTCCATGCCGTCCCGGAAGGTGGTGAAGACGCGGGAACCGGACAGGGTGAGATCCGAGAGCGGACCTTCCTGCGCGTCCGAGAAGGGCAGCAGCTTACGGATGCGGCTCAACGCTCCGCGCACCGCCTCAACGGGCGCTTCCACCATGCTCCTGATCCCATTGGTGAAGAAGCTCAGGATATTCGCGCCCATCTGCTGGAACCACTCGGGCAGCCCGATAAAGAAGTCCTTCACCCGCTGGATGCCGGTCATGAAAGTCGTACTGATATTGTTCCACAGATTGACCATAAAGGCGCTGATCTGATCCCAATGGCTGATGATCGCCATCGGAATGCTGATGAAGGGGAGCAGCGCTGCGACAGCCTCCTGCATCCATCCGGGCAGCCCCTCGAAGAGGCCCCGAATCCAGTCGAATCCAGCGCGGATGCCGTCCACGAATGCGTTCCATGTGTTCCTGCACCATGCGGTGACCGAATCCCAGTTGCGCCAGAGAAGGATGATGGCTGCGACCAGAGCGATGATGCCGATGACGATCCATGTCACCGGGTTTGCCAGCAGGGCGGCGGTGAAGCTCCAGACGGTTCCGATCAACGGAACCAACGCACCCTTTGCAAGGAAGAATCCGTATTGGATGAGGAAAAGGCCGTATTTCACTGCAGGGCCGATTCCGGCGAGCAGTTTGAAGCTCTTGAACACTCCGCCCAACAGGGCGCCCGCACTGCCAAACAGGACTTTTAGACCTCCGGTTGCGACCATCAAACTGCCTATGACCATAACAAGCGACATAAAGCCGCTGATAAGCTTTGGATGCTTCTCGGTAAAGGCCGCAAATGCCTTCGCGCCCCGGTCAAGCGATTGCATCATTTCAGTGAAACGCGGCAGCATGGCGTTACCGATGGTTTCACTGGTCGCCTGCATCTGCTGACGGAGCAGTTCCCAGCTCTGGCCCGGAGGGGCGTTGATGGTGTTGGCCATCTCCTCGGTGATCTTGGTTCCCTTGCCCATCGTGTCGTAGAGGGTCAGGATGTTGCCCTGCAGGTCGCCGATATTGCCGTAGAGCAGGTCGATCAGCTTGACCGCCTCGATCGTGCCAAATGCCTTCTGCAGCTCTACTTTATCCGCCGCCGTCATCGTCTCCCCGAATTTGCCCTTCAGGAGACTGAGCACCTCGGGCATCGATTTGAGCTGCCCGTTGGCGTCGGTAAACTTGAGGCCCAGCTCCTCGCCGGCCTTGGCGGCCGACTGAAGGAAAGCGGTATACTTCGTCCCGGCCTCGCTGCCGCCCATTGTGGCCTGCAGCATTCCAAGCACTGAGAGCTGCTCCTCCAGCGGCACATTGGCCTGCGTGGCCGATCCGCCCAGCGCTGAGATTGCGCTTGCCATCTCGCTGCCGTTTGTCTTAAACTGCTTGACGCTCTGGGAGATCCCGCCCGAGAACATTTCGGCAAACTCGATATCGCTGAGGTCCTCGTAGTAGCCCTTGTAGATGCCGTATCCGGTGGCAAAGAGATCGGTCATCTGGCCGACCGTTGCCTTGGTGGCCTTTGCGGTCATACCCGCGAGCCGGGTGTATTCGGTCACTCCTTCGTCCGAGAGGGAGGCGATGCCCGACTTGATATCGTAGGCGGCGGAAATGAACTCCGCCTTGCTGGTGCCCGCCCAGGTGGAGGTGAACTGCTTGGCGGCGTCCTCTACCGCCCCGAGACTTTCTACCCCAAGGGATTCCAGCTCCGCCAGCGCGTCCTGTGTGGCAAAAATCGATTTGACGGGAGCAATAGCCCAGTTGGTGATTTCTTTCCCGGTACCAACCAGAACCGCTCCATCCCGCGCAACCTTAGCCAGGTCGATCCCGACATCTTTCAGTGCACCGGAGGTATTGCCGAGGGTCCGGTTAATTCGGGCGGAAGGCCCGGAAAACTGATCGATCAAGCCGACCAGTATCGACAATTTAAAAACCGATTCTAATGACATTTTGTTTTCACCCCCTTGCATTTGAACTGGAGTTTGATATACTAAAATTAAAGAAACAATACGGAGGTGGCAGTATGTTCAGCCTTTTCGACGGCCTTTTCGACGGCTTTTGGGGCTATTTCGTCCTGATTCCAGCTGCAGGGATCGCTTATGTGTTCCTGCTGTTTTGCATGGCCTGCTTCCTGTTCGACGTTCCGTATGCCCTCTGGCGCGGCTTCAGTTCGCAGAAAATCCCTACGATCTCGGAGGAAAGCTCTCTAAAGGGGTTTCTTCACGAAACGGCAAACGCTTTTCGCCTGTATCGTTCTTGGATTACGAAAAAGCCGCATGGAATCCGATATTTTACTAAATAGTCTGTATCATGAGCCGGGACGTTGTTCCCGGCTCATTTTTCTTTGTTAAAAGCCCGCGCCACGCCGTTGGTGACGATGCGCTGGAAGTCCTGCTCTACGATCCGGGCCTTTGCCTCCCACTGGCAGAACTCCTCGAGGTCACAGGCCCCGAGCTGCTCATCGGTGACATAGGGCAGGAACGCCCGGATGTGCAGGCAGAACGACTCATATACGCTGCCCTCAATGGCAGCGATATGATCCTCTATAACTTTTTTACCGAGATATCCTTCGAGAGGCCCAGCAGGGCGAAGAGCTTGTCGGTCAGGCTCATCGCGATCGCCGGGTATTCCTCGATGTCGGCCGTCAGCGCGTCAAGCTGCTCGGGGACGATGTTATCGATCACAAAAGCGCGGGTTGCCTTGGTCGGACTGTTGGCGCTTGTCTTCACGAACCGGTCGTAGCTGGCCATCGTCGGCTTGCGGAAGAGGTAGCTGCGCTTCTCGGTGGTATCGTCGTCGAGCTCCAGCGTCACATCGACGGTGTAGAGCTTCTCATACTTGGCCTTGATTGCGTCGAGGTCAATCACGTTACTCATGGATTTTCTCTCCTATCTTTTTTTGCCATTTAAGTTGGAATTACAGGGCCTTTAACCCGTCGCGGATGATCTGCCCGTAGACGAGGAATTCCACCTCGACGGTGAGGCTCTTGTCGCCCTGCGCTCCCTTGTTGGTCACCTTGCTGGGAGTCAGGCGGTTGATCACGTCGTTGCGGATTCTTTCGCCGTCTTTGGCATAGCTCACGATGACCTTGGGGATTTGCAGGCTGTAGATCCCCACCCCCTGCGATTTGCAGTAGGCCGCAAAATCGTCGAAGTCCTCCTTCAGGAAGGAGATCTTGCAGTTGCCCTTGTAGTTGCCGCGCCCATAGCCGCGCGGCATCGAGCCGCTGCCGTAGACCAGCTCCTTCTCGAGCTCGTCGTCATAGTCGATGCTCTGTCCCTCGAGGTCGAGGCCGGGCATCTTGAGCGTGATATTGGACCAGCCGTAGCTGACGCCGTTTACAAGTCCCATTGTGCTCCTCCTCTCTAATTACCCGCATAGGGGTTTTCCATGCCGAGGTCCACTTCGATCCCCCGGACATGTCCCACCGGCACATAACGGATTACCAGCTCCAGCGTCTCGCTGGTCAGGATGTCCTGTCCTTCCGGTACGACGACCCGCGCGGAAGAGATTTCCTTTGCCGAGATCATTTCATCAAGGGGGATCATCGCCATCTCGCCGATCGCCGAGAGCTCCCGGTCGAGGTTGCTGATATCGACATACCGCTGCAGCTGGGTCAGCAGCCGCGCGCGGACCTCCCGGCAGATCTTGTTGGTGACCCGGATACGCTCGGCATACTGGTAGTCGCTGCCGTCCGGGCAGAGCAGGCGGGCGTTGGTGACATACCATCCGGACAGTCCCTCATAGCGCCGCAGCGTCAGGTAGCCCGCCGCGTCGAGGGTTTCGGTTTCCGCCTCAATTCCCATGGGGGTGAGGGAGAACAGCTTCTCATCCGAGATTGCGAAGGAGCGCGTCTCGCCGATCGACTGCTGGACCGATGCACGTGCATAGAGGCCGCAGATGAGGCCGGCAAGATTGATTTCCTGCGTGGTGCCGTCCATCCGGCGGTAATTGCCGCGCGCCGTTACCACCTGCAGGTAGATGCTCTCCACACCTTTGCGCTGGCTCACCAGCGAGGTGACATAGGCGTCCGCCGCCTGACCGGATGTAGGCGGTTCCGCCTCCATCACAAGGAAAAGAGGCTTCTTATAGACGCTGTGGTAGTCGGCCGCCGCTGCCGCGCAGGCGGACCAGAGAGCCGGCTTGGCACTGCCCACGATATGGACGAACTCGATGGTGTCATTGATGTACCGTACTTTTTCCAAAGCACCCAGTACATCATCGTTGGTCATGGCCGGAGCGGTGGTTGTGAAGGAGAAGAGATCCCCCTCGAGGAAGCCGTCCTCCCCGGCGGTGAAGGTGAGGGTCAGGCCGGTGTTTGCGAGGGCGATGCTGCCATTTGCGGGGACTGTCTGCTCATCAAGCCATGTGCCGCCGCCGTCCAGACTGACCCGGACAGCCGCTTCGTTGAGTCCTCCCGCCGCCGTTACCTTGATCTTGATCCGGTAGGCATTGTTGGGAGATCCGCTGACCGCCACCGTTCCGCTGCCCTGTGCGTCGGCGGTTACGCTGGAGGGCGTTCCCGCCGTCGACGCGGCGACCGGGATGCAGTAGATCAGGTTGGCGCCGTTCTCGACGCTGTCCATTACCGCGTCAGCCAGAGGAGACAGCCCCAGCAGCTCCCGGATACGCCTTGCACTCATCGAGCTGCGGATCACAATGGCCTCGCCGGCGGTGACCGGAGACGCGCCGATCTTCGCGTGGATGCCGACCGCGCTTACCGCAGAGGCCAGCGCCCCGTCGGACAGGTTAATATTAACGTCCCGAAGCATTTATCCCCCCACCTTTCCGGTCCTGAATTTTTTGACGGCCGCGAGGAAGTCCGCGCGGGATACGCACTTGCCCTTCCGCCAGCCCTGCTGGGTCATCACCCCGGCCATTACCGGGGCGGAGATTCCATTTTCCCGCTGATGCTGCTCCACCGGAAGCAGCTCCGCAGAGTTTTCCTTTGCCATTGATATCCTCCTGTTCCTTTACGCCTACGCCCTTATGGGCCTCAGCCATTTTCGCGCTGTGCATTTACGGTATAGTCACTGACGGGCGCGGTCTCGACCGGCAGGTAAATTCCACCGGTGCAGTTGACGGTTAGAATCACCGATACGTTTGCCCGGAGCAGCTCGTCGGACTTCTCGCTCCATTGGACCTCGCCCGGCTCGAGCCGGATGCCGAAGCCGTCCGCATCCGCGATGACCGGCTTGATCGCCGCCAGAAGCCCGACGTAATACTCCTCCAACGGCGCGAAGGTGTATTCCCCAAGCACGACCGAGAGGGCAACGCTGCGCTCAAATTTGCGCCGGGCGCGCCCCTCCTGTACAGCGACTCGCTTGCCGCTGGCGGTGAGGCTCTCCGTCGAGATCAGTACCCCGGCGACATGGCTTTCCGCACAGGCCGCCAGTTCCTTTTCAGTCAGGTAGACAAGCGTTTCCGTCCCCATGATCGATCGGATCAGCCCGGTCAGATAATCTCTCGCTTCGGTAATCATCGCCTAGACCTCCTTGGATACTTCCTGTTCAAGCCGCGTCCGGATTTCCTCCAGATCCTCCTTGCCAAGCCCCAGAAAGGGCCGGGCGGGCAGCTGCACCCGGACGCTCTTCTTGCTGATCCAGCGTCCGCCCACCTGAAAGCGAAGGCACCTGGCCTTTTTCGCCCGGATGGTCACCGGACGCTTATCCCCGAACTGATGGCGGGCCGCGTAGATCACGTTGGTTCCGACCGCGAAGCCCTTTTCGTCCGCTCTGGAACGGATGGAATTGCGCAGCCGGGCCGTCTGCACCAGCGTTTTTCCCTTACCCAGCCGCGCCCGCAGCGAGGGCTTCCACGGCTGACCATCCGGCCCCTGCTGGGTCTTGAACCGCAGCCGGGTGCTGGTCCGCACCCCTTCGGCGAGGCTCTCGTTGAGCCCCTCCAGATCAAGGTCCGAGAGCCGCCGGAGTTTAGCCGTCAGCCGGGCAATGTCGCCGGTGAGCTGTACGCCCGCCATTACATGCCCCTCATCCGGTCGCGGGAGAAAATCCGCTGCGGCCCGGACATCTGAAAGCCGGTGGCCGACGCGGCGGACGGGCTTTCGCTGTCCGCCCCGATGCTTACTGTCCCTGCCGCCGCAAGCTGCAGGAACTTGAGGGCAAATTTGTACCGCTCAAGGTAGTTCTGTTCCCGGTCCGCCTCAGTCCCCACACCGATGCGGGAGACCAGATTGTAGACCGCGATGTCCTTCGCATACTTGGAAATCACCTTCGGGACCCGGGTGAGCGGGACGGCGTACCGTTTGGCGAGATAGCCGTCAATTTCCGCCTGCGCGTCCTCTGCCGCCGCTTCGATGAGGGGGAGGAGACGCTGCTCGCGCTCCTCCTCATCCCGGATGTACTGATCCCCCAGCAGGGAATTGATCAGATCGTCCTTGAGCATTACCCTCACGTCGGCGGCTTCACAGTAGGCGGCCATCAGGTCGCGCTGCCGTCGGACTTATAGGCGCACTGCCACAGGCCGAATCCGGCGTTGCCCCGCGCGTCCGCGCCGTAGACATACTCGGCGCGCATAAATACGTTGACGTCGCGCGGATTGTCCAGAGTAACCATTTCCGGCTTTTTGCGCTGCTGGAAGATCAGCGGCTTGATGACCCCGCCGGTGGCCATGAGGTACCATTCGGAGGCGTTTGCCGACAGCTCCGGGACCACCTCGACCTCTGCGGTGTCCCTCATGACGTTGGTCGTGCCGTCGATCGTTTCCGCCTTGATAATCTGCCTTGCGGCCGATTCCAGCTGCGGGGGAACGACCAGCTTGTTGGGAGTAATTTTCAGCGGCTTGCCTTCCTCATTGACCAGCGACATCATCGACGACCGGGCGGCGGCATAGCTCGCGGAGGACAGCTTCGCGGTTCCAAGGTTGGAGGCGGTGACTCCTTTTTTCACCGGGTGATTGGTCGCAAAGAACGGCTTGCCGTCATAGCAGAGGGCGGTCTCTCCCTTCAGCAGCAGCCCGAAGACCAGTTCATCCGGCCAGAAGGCAGCCGCCTCGCCGAGCCGGGAAAAGAGCGGGGAATAGACGCCGTAGCGGTCGTCCTCGATCGCGTCCCTCTTGACCGATACGGTCATCTCGAAGGGCTTATTGATGATTCGATAGCCGTCTGCGGCGAGCTGCTTGATGACGCGGTCGCCGATCCATTCCCGCATACCGGGCAGGGCGGACAGCCAGGGGTAAACCTCTTCGCCCGTTTCGCTGGGAACAAGGGTAGCGAATTTATCCCACTTGGGAGCGGAGTTTTCAAACGCCTTGTTGAACAGGGCTTTGAAGCCGGTATTCAGTCCGGCGAGGCTTGCACTGGTAATCTGCATAACTGTTTCCCTCCTTATCTTGTTTCAACGATGACCTGCCCGCCGTCGAGGCCAAGCACCTTGCCTGCGGCAGAGCTGCCGGTGGCGGTCTTGCAGACGGTGCAGTCATCTTCGATGTAGCAGCTCTGGCCAACCAGCGCGATGGTCACCGCGTCGCTGCTGCTGTTGTCCCACAAAAATGTGCCGCGCCGGATCGTGACCTGCTCCCCGGCCGCCGCGTCGTTCTCCGCGCGGCCCAGAGCGGTCAGGCTTGCGGCTTTAGTGGCTGCCGCCGCCTTTCCGCTGGCGTTTGCCACTACCAGAGCTCCGGCGAAGATTGCGGAGGCCGCCTCCAGTACAATGATCCGGCCCTCGGTTTCAGCGGTTTTTCTTGCTGCTGTCAATGCCATGATTTCTCATCCTTTCTGGCAAAAATCGGTGTATTCATTCTTCTTCCGCGCCGCCGTACTGCTTCAATTCCTCCGGCGTAAGGCCGAGGCTCTTGCAAACAAGCAGCCTGTCGGCGTCCCCGGCGCCCCTGGCTTTGGGCGGGACGTCCGTCCTGCCCATCGGCACCGAGGCCGGGGCGAGCGAGACGAACTTCTCGAAGCCTTCCTTATCCTTCAGGACATAGGCGGCCGCCCACCCCTTCTGAGCCGGGGTGATCTTACCCTCGGAGAGCGCCTTCTCCACCAGCTCGGCGGACTGCCGCTGTTCGAGCTGTGCCTTGAGCGCGAGGAAGTCCGCTGCCGGCACATAGTTGGCGGGGTTCTTCAGCGCCATGATCTTCGCGCTCACCGTCGCGGCGTCGGCGTCCTCCGGTACCTCCAGCAGCCCAGCGACCGTCTTGCAAACCACCGGCTCGGCGGGGGGCGGGGCCTCCAGCCGGGCTTTGAGCGCCTCCATGATTTCCTCCTCGCCGGCGGCGTTATCCAGGCCGAGGAGCTCCGCGAGTTTCTTCAGGATATCCATGATATTGTCCTCCTCATCTTTACAGGCGATCGGGAATTGTCCCTCGATCGCCGGGGTGTTGGTCAGCGCCACCGAATGCAGCAGCACCGCCTTGTTATCGGATTTTCGTGCCATGACCACCGGGGAGCAGTAGCGGTACTCCCGCTGCCTGATCCGGTCGCTGGCGCGTTCGGTCCAGTCCACCTTCGCCGCGATCGAGTGGTCGGTGAGCAGCAGCTCCCTGATCCATCCGGCGGCGGGGGCCTCCTGTCCGTACAGCGTCTGGTGCTCATAGTCCACCACAATGTCGACGCCCTTGTCCTCCATCGCCTGCATCATTGCCTCGAAGCTCTCGGCATCCACCACGAAGTCACCCTTCGTGCTGTGCACCTGTCCAAGGGGCAGGATATCGAATACTTCGGGAGCGTCGCCGAGCGGCTGCAGGGTAGACATTACAAATCGTTTCATCGTTTCCTCCGTTCCGTCTTAAAATCGCCGCTGGCCGCGTGAAAACGCGGGAAAAACGGGGTGATGGGTTTTCTCCGGGCAGGTTTCCGTTTATCCGCCAAAACGTCATACAGGCGATTTCTCGCGGTCTTCCCGTTCCCGGCGTTCATACGCTGTTTTGATGCTCTCGGGAAAACCGTCCAGGTCAGGCTCATAGGCCACCGTCGCCGCGTTGTAACCAAAGCCCCGGTCGGGTCTGACCGAGATAAACCCGCTGCCGATGTCCACCCGCTGCGGGACCTGTGTCTCCACCTTCAGACCCATCCGCCGGACCTGCGCCCCGGTCAGACTGATCACCGAACAGCGGCAGCGAAAGCCGTTGGGCGGGTACCATGTGTCCCAGACCGGCGAATCCGCCGGAAAAACCCTCCCGTTCATGGCCAGATGACTCTTGCGGGTGTGGGAATCCTCGACCGCGTCGTACATCCAGTAGGGCCGGTCCCGCAGGACGGCGGGCGAACGCATCTGCCGGTATGCCCCGACATTGTAGGCCGTTTGGAGATTGGTGCGAAAGACATTCTCGGCCTGATAGGGGGTTGCCCCCCGGTAGCCGCGTTCCTTCAGCCAGTCGTTCATATCGGCGCGGAACTGCTCGAGGGTTGTGCCGTCTTCGATTGCTTTTGTCAGCGTGTCCTGAAACTGCTTGAGAACGGTGGCCGACGCATACCCCGAGACGGTAAAGGCCAGCGCCCGGTACCGCGCCCGCAGACGGAAGAATTCACGTGGAGAAAGGGCGAGCTTGCTTTGGAAATATTCGAGAGCTTCCTCGTAAGTCATCCGCTGCCCGGCGGCAATCCCAAAGAGATCGGCGATCCGCTCATCCATGCGCCCTCAGCCTCCCCGCGAGATCCGCCGCCAGCATGGCGTCGGCCAGAAGGCCGGTAAGCTTGTCGCTGCAGGATTCTTCAAACAGCTCGTTGACCGTTTGTTGGTCCTCCAGCTCCCGGCGCAGCTCCTCGAGGGAACCTGCCTTCAGCGCCAGCTCCCGCACCGGCCGGAATACCTGTTCAAACAGATCCGCTGAGAGGGAGATCGACCGGTCCCCCAGCGCGTCGATCCGCTTTTGATAGTCCGAGGCGGCGGTCAGCTCCGGCGTCTCCTTGTTGACAAACGCTTTGAGCGGCAGACCAAAGCCCTGATTCTGACGGGCGGTGACCGCCTCGCCGTCCTTTGGCGCGGGAATCCCGAACCGCTCGTAGATGTGTGACAGCGGCAGCGGAACCCCCATCGAGGACAGCTCCGAGAAGATCTCGGCCAGCAGCTTCAGGTCCTCCGGAATCTCGCAGTCGAATTTGATCGACGGGAGCCGGGAGGTTTCGCCGAAGTTGAAGAGAACCAGCGGACGAATCAGGTCATCCCGCAGGGTGGATTCCAACGCCGCGCAGTCGGCGAAGGTCAGGTCATGCCGGACCTCGTTATGGGTCTTGCTCTGTGCGTAGCTGCCCCCGCCGCTGTCCGAGGTGAGCGTCTGCCCGAGGATGGCCTTGGACGTCTGCTCGTCGCAGTAGCGGGCCAGCCGCTCGAAGACGTCCGAGGAGGAGGTCTTGTTCGCTTCGATGAACTCGATCGCGGCGGTGGCCGGAATCATCCCGGCCGCGTCGCTGCCCAGCTGCACCAGCGCCTGCATGAGTTTGTTTCGGTCATCCTCCGACGCCGCCGCATCGTATTTGCCGAGGCGCAGCGGCATCCCGTAGACCTCCGCGAACGCCACCCAGTCCTTGACCGAGTAGTTTTTGAAGAGGTACATCCACGCGCAGACCCGCAGGACTCCGGCGCGGGAGGGATGCCCGGAACGGGCGCGGTAACGGTGGACGATGAATTTGTTCGGGATAAGGTCCCTGCCGGTGGGAGCATCGTTTGTGATCAGCTTCATCCGGTCATCCTGATCCCAGAGCAGCAGCTTCTGGTGGATCGGGATGATCTCTCCCACTGCAACGGCGCCGTTTTGATACCGCCAAATGATCTCCGAGATGGAGATGCCCTTCCCGATCGCGTCAAGCAGCTCCAGCAGGACGCTGTCAAAGTTGCGGATCGCCCCGATCTGCTCCGAGACGAAGGCGGCGATTTCCTGATCCCGCGCCTCCTCGCCGAAGGGGACGACCTCATAGTCGAGGCCGGTGACCGCGTTCTTCCGGGTCTGCAGCTGGCTGAACAGGTGCGGGTCTTTTTCCTCCATCTCCTCGAAAAGCTGCATCTGGCGGCTGACGTCGCCGTCGTCCGCCTGCCGGAAGATCCGCGCCAGCTTCTGCGGGTCGAGTCCGTTGGAGGGATAATCCGACCAGCGGCTGTATTTTGGCGGGATGGCGATCCTCCCCATGGCGGGCTGGGCGCGGGGACGGACAATCACTTTCTTCATTTTGGCATCACCTCCTTAGTCTTAGTAGGCCCCGCCGCCGAAGCGCGCGCCGCGCCGCTGCACGGTGCTGTATCCGGCGTCCGCGCCGAGATGGCTGCCCATTGCCAGACGGACGGCCATCTCCAACCCGTCCGGGCCGTCGTCGTTCCTGCCATGGGGATATTCCTCCAGCTGCTTGAGCAGGGTTTTGTGTTTGCTCGAAAATTTGATGTAGCGGTTCTTAACAAGCGGCTGCAGGGACAGGATGCGGATCTCCTTGCTCTGGCGGTTGTTGATCTCCTCCACCGGCAGATAGACGCCGGTTTCGCGGGACCGCTCCGCCATGACCTTCGCAAAAAAATACTGGAACTGCACCGTCTCAACCCCGAAGCGCTGATATGGTTTGCGGAGATCCCGCATCGCCCGGCGCTGCATCTCAATCGCGTCGTCTATGATGACGTCCGGCGTCCGGCGCTCGGTTGAGCCCTCGATCACATAGAGATAGCCGGTGCGGATGTTTTTGGCAATCCCGATCAGGGTGCTGGTATCCGCGTGCTTGTTTTTGCCCAGCGAGGGGTCGTTGGCGGCAAAGAGGACAAATTCGGGGGATGTAAAGTCCGGCGGATCGTCGTCCCAAAATTCGAACCACTCCGGGTTGAAGGCGCAGCTGTCCGGGTCGATGGGGTTGTTCTGTAGCTCGGAGTTGAAGGACGCCTCACCCTCCGATACCCTGATGACCATGAGGGCGTAGTAGTCGAGCTTCTCCGGCCAGAGAACTTCTGTGCCCTCCAGCATGGCTTCCCGGTTTTCCTCGAAGAATTCCTTCGCCAGCTCCTTTCGGCGGGGATTCTCCAGATCGGTGTAGACCTGCTCCCATGCATCCCAGAGATCCGTATGTACCGCCGGGCTGATGATGGCCCGGTAGGTCACCGCATCATACTCCGCGTTTTTCAGAACTTTTGACAAAAGGGAATCGAAATGCAGGATTGTACCGATATAGACGATATCGGTGTAGGTGTCTCCGGCCTTGGAAACGGCCTTATAGTACCAGCTTGCCAGCTTGCGGCGCTGCTCGGGCGTGTTGACGTTCTCATCGTTCTCGACGTCGTCGAGGGTTATGAGGTCCGGCCGCCAATTGCGGTGGCGGCGGCCGCGGATTTTCTTTCCGCTGCCAATGCCCTCCACCTTGATATCGGTCGCGGTGATCATCACGCCCGAGGTCCATACCTTGCCGCCGCGCAGGCTGCCGAAGTCCTCGAGGATCCGTGGGTTCTCTTCCAGCTCGGTTTTGATATCTCCTAAAAATCCCTCCGCCTGCTCCGAGCTGTCCGACAGGATCAGGAGGTAGTGCTTGTATTGGTAAAGGATCGCGTGAAGGTTGTCCTTGAAGGTAAACGACGTGGATTTGGCGTGCCCTCTGGGCGCGGCGATTGCGCGCTTGCAGCCCGGTTTCCTGTTGATGATTTCGGCCGAGGTCAATGCGCTGCACCCCTTGAGCACGCCGTCCGTCCAGATGTCGTCCAGCTCCTCGTGGAACCTTGGGGATTTCCTGATGAAATAATGCGGAAGATATGCCCTGCCGAAATAGGCGAGGTCGATTGCCCCGAGCTGGCGGCGCAGCCCGTCTTTCCCGGTGAGGGGAGTGAGGCCCGCCCGGTACTCCTGCCGGAGCCGCCGGCGTTCTTCCGGCCAGCGGCCCGGCCGCTGCACATACTCCTCAAACAGCTCCCGCTGATAGCGGGCCTCATCGACCGCCTGCGTATCAACCGACAGGACGCCGATGTATTCATTCAGGTTGATCCCCATGCGATCACTCCTCCGCCAAAATCATCTGCTTGGCTTCGATCAGCAGGTCGCGCATCCGGCGTGCCAACTCGGGGCTTCCCTTGACCGTTTCCAGCATCTTTTCCTCAAGACCGGCAAAGGCCAGTTCGATTTTCCTGCGTTCGTCCAGCTTCAGGCGTTTATCCTGCAGCTCGACCCGGCGCAGCTGCGCGAGCAGCCGCCCCGCTTTATCCAGGGGCATTTCGAGGTAGTCCTCCTCGGCGGTGGACATCCGCTGCATCAGCCCGTCCATCATCAGGGCGGTGGAGGCTTTTCCGGCGTCCAGCTCGGGGTTGCGTTCCAGCGTTTCGAGGATCGCCTTGGTCTTCTGCAGATTCTCGTTCACCCGGCGCGCGGCCTCGTTTACTCGGATCGCATAGCGCCCCACCGCTGACCGGCTGATCTCAAAGCCCTGCTCCTTCAGCCATGCCGCGATGTCGGTGTAGGTATAGGCCGGGTCGGAGACCATTCCGTCAATCTGCTGCTTGACCTCCGGCGGCAGCGCGTCCAGCTTTCCGCTGATTCTGGTCTTGCGGCGCCTGGTATCCTCCGCCATCAGATATCAACTCCGTCATCCTCAACGGTACCTTCGACCAGGTCGATCCCTTCGCGGGTCAGCCGGATCACGCCTTCCTTGGTGTAGGCGTTGTAGGCATTGGTTTTAGGTGTAACAAATTCGATGTACCCGGCCTCCTGCAGGTACGCCAGATGCTTGCTGATGTCCGGCGAGACGATCATCGCGGAGGCCAGCAGCGAGTTGACGATCTGCCGGACATAGAGGCGGTACTGCGATCCCTTGACCAGCGACCGGAGGATATATCCCCGGATCGCCTTGTTCTGGGCCGCCGCCGTCTCAAAATCAAAATCATTCACTGTTGCTGCCTCCTGTCCTGTAAAGTAGTTTATCGAGCTTGGCGTCAACGTTGTTCATCACCCGCAGGAAATCCTCCCGCAGCACATACACCAGCGGAAGGTCAGCCTTCAGATCCGAGAGCTCCTTCCTCAGATCGGCAGCCTCCTTCGTATGTTTGACATCCATCTGCTCGAGCTGGGTGCTCTGCTGCTTCATTCCGGCCTCGAACTTATCGAGGGTGCGCTTGAGAAAAAAGGTGATCGCGCCGATCAGCAGGGTGATGATCAGTTGGGACGCCCAGATGATCCAACTGTCCATTCCTTAAACCGCTCCTTCCAACAGCAGGGAGGGGGAATGCTTCAGCTCATACACCTTGCTTTCGACCACCGATTTCACGTAGCTTTCGAGGTCGATGCAGGCATCCGCGAGTGCATCCTTGTACTCATCCGAGAGGTTGCCGATTACTGTTTCACAAGCCTCTTTTCCAAGTGCCAGAAGCTCATCCCTTGTGATCCCTTCCACACCGTTCTTTAATGCCTCCCGGATTGTACCGGCTGCTGTCTGCTCGATGCAGGTGACGGTGACCTCCGCCAGCGTGTCAATCCGTTCGAGCGCATCGTTGACGAGGTGACGCCAATCGTCGTTGGCAAGGCTCTCCGATTCGCAGCGCAGCCGTTCAGTGAAGCTGTTGATTCCCCGCAGTGCCATGGCGGCCAGCAGGGCGAGCGCGGCGCAAAGCAGGTTTACGAGCAGCGGGGACAGGGTGTCTAAAATTCCGTTTGCCATGATTTCAAGTCCTTTCTTTCCGGTTTTGTGGGCAAAAGACTAGGAGCAGGTCTTTGACCTGCTCCTAGGGTAACAATTTTCAGTTGAAGTCTCGAACGAAGCAATTCGTTGAATTGCTTCAGAAAAACCTGACTTGGCTTTCGTCTTCCTCACGCCCGACGATCTCGTAGACCCACCGCTCGGTAATCCCATATTTGATGGCCAGAGCTTTCTGGTTGTACCCATCGAATTCAGCCCGGATGCGCTGATTCCTGATTTCTGCGAGGGCACTGTCCAGTTTCGGAAAATAGACCCCTGTCCCTTGCACGAGATTGGCCAGCTTGAGGGTGTTTTCCAACCCGATGGCCTCGGCAATCCCCGGATAGGGAGAGGGAAGCTGCTCGAGCTTGAGTTCCCTGATCCACTCGCCCCCGATCATCCCGCCGCCTCCTTCCGCTGGTACATCCGCTTGAGCGCCTCGATCACCTTGCTGGCCTGCACCTTTGAAAGCCACTCGACCGCCGGCGTCTTGAAGCGGTTTTTCAGGAAGGCCGCCAACCGGTCCGGGTTATCGTCCCACCCGAGCAGCCGCTCATATTCGCGGATGCGGTAGAGCTGCTGCTCTGAGGCCCGGTTGGGGTTCTGCAGCTCCGGCGCCTTGCGTTCCTTGTAGGCGATCATCCCATAGCAGACCTCGTTGATCTCCCGCTGGGTCAGCTTTCTGAGGCTGTCCTTGCCGCTGAGGCTGTAAGCCATCTCCTTTGTGTCCTCCGGGGAGAGTCCGAGCGATTTTCCCAACCCGAAGATCGTTCCGATGGTGTATTGCTGTGCGTGTCCGGCCATGCCTTTTCACCCCTTTTTGTCATTTTTGTTGGAGATTTTCGCGGTGCTTCAGCTCCCGAAGCCGTCATGTCCGTCTCCGCCTCCGTTTCCCATGTACCTGCGGGAAGGGGGTCCCACCTGGTTGACCCTCCGCATCTCCTCAAGCGCCTCCGTATGCATCCGCAGCTGAAGCGCGGCGGCGGCAATGAGCGCTTCCTGCGTCAGCTCATTCGGTTCCAGTCTCAGCATCCGGTCCCATTCATCCGCGCCGACCTCCTGCCCGAGCAGGCGGGCGGACAGCGCGATTGTGGATACCAGCAGCTTCCTGATCAGGGAATCGGTGCGCTGCATGGTTTCCAAAGTTCCCTGCTCGTTCTGCGCTTCCTTGTGATCCATGCTGTTTTTTCTCCTTTTTCTGTTTTCTCCCCGCTGCCTGAATATCCCGGATGCACCACCCCAGCGCGATTCCCATGGCCGGAAGCAGCAGGATCAGCAGCGCCAGATATCCGTCTACCGTCACATGCAGCGTATTCATGCAGGCTCCTCCCGTTTGGCCCCCCACCGGTCCCACGACCGGCAGGGCTCCGTTTTGAGCGCGTCGTACCAGTTGGCCGACCGCCGGGTTTTCAGAGTCCGGCCGAACAGCGCGCAGGCCGCCCAGCAGCTTCCGGGTGGGTACTGCTCAAGAAACCGGCAGGACGGCTCGCACACCGGCGCGTCTTTTCCGGCCATCTCACTCCTCCGGGGCGTTGAGCGCCTCCCGGTCCACCTCATACCAAAATTCATCCGTTTGCTTGAGATAGGCCCCTGTTTCAAGAATTTTCTCGGTGGGCAGCCGCTTGAGAGCCTCTTTGTTGATCGATTCTTTCACAGTGATGCATCCCTCCAGCGCCAGCTCCTTCAGGCGGTGCAGGACGTCGCCGGGGTGAGGGATCATAACCTTGCTGGAGAGTCGGTATCCCGTCCGCCCGAAGGTGAGCTGTCTGGTCTTACCGCCCAGCTCGGGCCGGTGATCATCCACAAACGCCTTAATGTCCCGCTCCAGCGACCGGACCTTGTCCCGCATCGGGCGTGTCATCAGCTCGGTCTCCGTCTTGATGTCGGTGATCCGGCGGTTCATCTCGATTTCACTCTCGTCGATCAGGTTCTGGCATTCACCGATCTGACGCAGCGCCCCGTCTACCTCCTGCCAGCTTTTGATCGCGGGTTCGCTTTTTACTTTCTGCCTTGCCATTGCCATGCTCCTTTCCTACATCCAGCCGATGCTGATTCCGCCGCAGTTCCGGCAGCGCAGCACCTGCACCGTTTTGTCTTCCAGCTCCTCCTCCACCGTAAACCGGTGGGAATGGCCGCAGGGGCCGTCCTCTGTGCCGCGCACCCAGCGTCCCGATTCATCCAGATATTGATAGCTCGTCATCCCGCAGTCCCGGCAGCGCAGAATTTGCACCCGCCGGCCGGAGAATACCCCGGCCTCTTCCAGCTGATGGGGCGAGAGTTCCGCGCCCATAAACGATACCCGCACCGGGTTTCCTCTGCCGCAGCTCATCTCCGCGCCGCCTCCGTCTCATAAAGCTCCGTCAGCCTCCGGTACTCCTTCCGGCTGATCTCCTGCAGCTCCACGCCGAACCGTCGGCTCATCTGCTCCGGGGTGGCGGTCTCCGCCGCGCTCCCCGGCTCGATGACCAGCGCAACGGTGTTTCTCGTGGCGGGCATATGGAAATATCGGATCATGAAAACACCCTCCCTTTCTGTGCTCTGCCAATCACTTTCCTGACCCTCATGACCCGCCCCTCCGAACAGGCTTCCCGCCATGCCAGCCGTTTTGCTTTTCGGCCCCGGCTCTCGCGGCAAGCTCTTTTGTGACTGCTTCATCGTCCGGCATGTACGCCACGCCGGAGCCCTTTCCAAGCTCCCGCGCGATCGTTTCAACCGCGATCAAAGCGCCCCCCGGCGTTTGGTAGGTTCCCATCCGGTACCCGGCCCCGGAAACCGACGCCTTGATGCCCCGCCCGTCTGCGGCGATGTAGACACAATCCGCCCGGTTAAGATTGATGATCGTCTGGCGGTCCTTGCTTACCAGCTGCATTTCGCGTCCTCCCTTGTCCCGGTAATCCGCTGCTCCCCGTTGCAGAACCGGACCCCCTGCTCATACCCATTCCGAAACCACTTTTCCCGGCCGAAATCCTCCCCGACCATGTAGCCGAAATATGCCAGCATGGGGATCACGAACAGCGTCATCGCCTCGCCGCCCGGCCATCCGCCGCCCCTCAGTGCCAAAACGTAAAAGCCCTGTGCGATGAAGAGTCCGCTCCAAAGTCCCGAGATGAATGTGATGAAAATCCTTAAAGCCTTTTTCTGATACATTTCAATCCTCCTGTTCCGGCCGCCCGTCCGCGTCCAGCGGCGGCAGCCCTTCCTTGCTTCGATAATGGTTGACCGCCCGCAGCACCTGCGCCGCTGCCTCCTCTGAGGCGATCCTTGCGGCGACCTGCGCGTCGATCTGCCTGCCCACCCGCCGCGACAGAAGCTTCAGCTCCACCCGGTCCAGCCGTTCCGCCACGCCGGGCGGCAGCGCCGCCGCGTAGTGCGGTATTTCCACCGTCAGCAGGTGGTCCAGCGATGCGGCCCGGTCTCCCGAGTCCGGCGCCCGCAGCAGCCTTCTCAGCCGGCGCTGGGTATATGCCAGCCCCGCCAGCGCATCCGCCGCAGTCAGAGACGTCTCGCTCACAGCAGCATCATCGCCGACGCCTGCCCGATCATCTCGGCGGTGATGGACGTCTGTCCGCCGTCGCGCATAACCCGCAGCACGTTATTCAGCGTCCGATCCAGAAGCCTGAAGCACCCGAACCGCCGGTTCATCGCCCGCTCCTGTAAAATCTGCAATGCCTCTTCGTCACAGGGCAGCGGCGCGAGATATTCGGCCACCTCCTCGCGGGACAACCCCCGAAGCTCATATTCATAGGCCATACGGGTGCGGGCGCGGGTGATCTGCTCGATGATCCCTTTCAGGACAGGCTCTCCCGCGAAGATCATGCCCACGTTGCTCTGGTCTCCGATCGACCGCAGCATCTCGATCTTTTTGATATTCTGCCGGTCCGCCAGCTTGTCCGCCTCATCAATGATCAGCAGCCATCCGCTGTTCAGGTTGAAAAAGTACCGCAGACTGTTCAGCCGGTCCCACACCGCACCGTCGCCGCGAGGGATATTCAGGCTGCGCTCGATCGCTGTGACAAGATTGTTGCAGGTCATTGTGACGTCGCACTCAACATAGGCAACGCGGGGCATCGCTGCAAAGTGACGCAGGGTGTGGCTCTTGCCGAACCCTGACTTTCCGGTGATGATCCCGTTTTCCGCGAACTCCTGACAATCGCTGCACACTCCCAGCACCCCACGCACATCGCGGGATTCAAAGAATGCGGGCTTCGCGGCCGGCGTCCCGTCCGGAAATAGCTCAATGCCCTGCTGGCTGAAATAGGCGTTCAGGGAATTTTCGATCTCCACCGTATTTGCCCCGTAGCTGTTGTTGAGATATTTCGAGAGGGACGAACGGGTGAGTCCGGCACGTTCCGCCAGCTCCTTGATGCTCAGACCGCTGGCCTTCAAATAACGGGTAACCCCCGCGATCATGTTGATATCGTTGCCCCCGAACAGGTTCAAAGCTGCTGTTGCCATCATGCTTTCCTCCGTTTCCTAGCCCAAATTTTTGATCTTTTCCAGTGCGGCGGCGCCCCTGCGGTCGAGATATTCCGACCGGGCGGGCTTCTGCCGCCTTGCCTTCTGTTCCTCCCGGTACTGCCGGTCCGCCGGCAGCGCGACCACCTTGCGCTCTCCCTTCACCGTCAGCGCCCCGATTTCCAGCGCGCCCGCCACCGGTCTGGCTGTGCTTGCGGCCTCCTCCGGCCCGCGATCCTCAAAGGGGGTGGTCCATGCGGCCAGCTTCTCGCGCTCCCGTTTGATCTGCGCCGCCTGCTTTCGCTTATGCTCCCCGATGGCGGGGTCGTCCAGCCGGTATCCGACCGGCAGCCGCTGTTGGGCATACGCCTCGCAGATCCGCTTGCCGTCCTTGGTGTAGCAGATGATCTTGGACTTGTCCTCCGGGTTGTACCGGATATCCACATAATCCTTAATATAATTGCAGAGCTCATCCGCCATATAGACGCTGCCCCAGCGTTTGATACCGATGTTTCGCACCAGGCAGCGTTCCGCCTTCATCAGCAGTACCTCGGCGTAGCTCTCCGGCGGGGCAGGGCGCTCGTACCGGTCGGGGCAGTTCTCAAACAGCTCGATGGGCTTGATCCACCGCTCACCGTCATCCCTCAGCCCGCTGTGCTCCCTTCGCAGGTAGACCTCGCTGACCCACTTCTGCCAGAGTGCATAGAAGGCGTCCAGCGAGAGCAGCTCGCCGTTTTCGTGCATCCCCTGCACGTCCTTTTTGATCTTTCCTGCGGTGAGCGAGCCGGTGAGAGTGCCGGTATAGCTGTCCAGCCATTTGCTGAACATCCGGCAGACCGTCCCGAAAAAGCGCTCGATCTGCGCCTTGCTCCATGGCTCATAGGGCAGCGACCGCATATCGTCCTTGATGCCCAGCGATCGGTAAAATCCGATTGTCTCGCTGTCGAAGCAAAGGCCGCCCCGGTCGTTTCGATGCCGTCCGGTCATCTCCCGCGCGGTATAGTCCTTGCCGTTGTCGATCAGCAGATATTCCGGTACGCCGTAGCTGTAGATCAGCTTCAGCAGTGACTGCTTGAGGAGCTGTGCATTGGCGTCGATGCACATCACATCCCCCATGATGACGCGGGAGCGCATGTCGATCCATGCCACCAGCTTCGGACGGACCGGCCGGGTCTTTCCGTTCCCGCAGTCTACCGATACCCAGCAGTCGAAGGTATGCTCGTCTCCCTGCACAATTCCCATGACCGGGATGGAAGAGATGTCGCGGCGGCCCTTGCGCATGATCTCATTTTTGTAGCCTCGCAGCCCGCGTTCGGCGAGCAGAGCCGCCGTCCGGCCCCCTTTGTCCTCCATGAGATGATTGATATACCGGGTCACCGTCTGGTACGACGGGCAGGCGCATTCCGCCTTGAGTGCCGCTTCCTGCAGCCGGTCATAGAGCATTGTCACCGTCCCCCGGTTGGACCGGAAGCCCTTGTCGAACCAGATGTTCTCAATCAGCGCCTTCATCTCGGGGCTGACCGATGGAAATCGCCCCGCGTCCTTCGGCTTGCGGCAGAGCGCCATGACCTTCAGGTGATCGTAGTTGCCGCCGGTGAGCTGCTCATACTTCATCGCCCACAGCGATCCCTCGAGATATTCCTTGCCCAGCCGGTACAATGTCCTCTGGGTCAGGCCATGCTGCTCCGCGAGCCGCGCCGAAAACTCGGTCTTATCCGCGCCGGTGTAGTTGTGCAGCTCCCGCACGATCTCTGTGAGTGCCAGCGCCTTGTAGTAGGCGTCCCGGTAGTTTTCTATGTACCAGTGGTGATCTACCTCGACGTACCATGGCCGCTTCATCTCCGTTTCACTCCCTTCCGCCCCGCCCGGCGGGGTCCCTTGTGTGGGCGTCGGCTGCTGCTCCAGCTTTTGCTGCTGCCGGTAGGCACGCTGTGCCTTGGGCGACAGCGACGCGACCGCCAGCAGCTTCATCGGCTTGCCGTATCGCTGCACTTCCATTGTGACATACCGATCGGGATTGCGGTTGAGCCGCATGACCAACGCATAATAATCAATCTCCTCCATCTGTGCCGCATCCGAAAGGGTAATGAACCCCTGCATCTCCGAGAGCATCCAGCCTCCTCCTTTCCAAAAACTTTTGCCATTTTAGATGATCTGTGTTATACTTAAATCAAGTAAGCATTAACCTGCTTACTTGGACTTGGGCGCACGCTGTTCACTTGCCTGGTGGGAGCGTGCGCTTCCTTTTTCTTCGGCTTCGATCTGCCGCCGCCGTTCCAGCAGCGCTTCGACTGCGGCGTCCATCTCGCGGATCGACGCCATCTTCAATGCCAGGATCTTTCGGATCTCCCGCAGGTCCTTTTCGATCTGCCGTTGTCCCTGCTCGATGAGGCTGTCCACTGCCGCCAGCCGGAACTCCAGCTCCGCCTCCGCCCCGATCTGGTTCTCAATGTCCTCCTCGCCGCCCAGTGCTGCGGCGTCCATGAGCTTTGCGATCCGTTCTTTGTACTTCATACTTTTCACCTCCGAAATTGTGGTATACTGGGGTTAATAACGAAAGGGGATGTAATAGAAATGTTGCCGAATGGTCCTTACGGTTTGGCTCTCAAAACCTTTTATACCAAATGCCTGCATAAACCCTCATGCTCAGAATCCTTTGCCTATTTAGGAGAAATATCTCAATCTTATACGCTGGAACAGCAACGTAACCTGTGGGAAAGCCAAACAGAAAAAGATATTTGTCAGATCGCTGAGTTGCGTGACGAGCATCAGATTAAGACTTATCTGCGGCATCGGTCCAAAGAAACCAGAGCTTTTATCTTGGAGCGCACACTGGCTCTCATGATGATAATTATGACGGAGCCTGATTTTGCATCCACGCAAGAAATTGACGGCCCGTTTCCCAAAACACTCTCTCAAACTCTTCTTTTGTTATGGGCTGATCTGCGTGAGTATCTGGATCAGCGGGGGGTTCTCCTGAACGTGTACTTATCGCAGACGGCGAAAAAAATGGAAGCCTGCAGATGGGATTTCCCTGCATATTTTTGACCTGAGTCCCCTCCAGCAGCACGTACTGTCCGATATATTCAGACAACTCCAAGGGCATAACGTGCTTCCCACGATAGGGGATGCCGTAAATTCTGACTAAAACTTTCATATTGGTCTCCTTTCTCAACGGGTCCACCGTCCGCCCGTCGAATAGTCCCATTCGATCGTGCCGTCCTCATACTGGCACACCCCATGCGCCGTCAGCGTCCAGCCGTCCTTCAGGCGCACCATGATGGCGGAGCCGTCCTCGTTGACCTTCGTGCAAAGGTATTCGTTGCCGTTGTGGTTGAGATAGATCGTGCCAATCTCCGGCGTGATCCGGGTGCTTTGCTCCATCTTCATGCTGTCGCCTCCGCCTGCCCGGTCATGAAGTCGTACAGTTTCGCCTTCAGCTCGATGACCTGACGCTCGGCGGCCTCCGCCCGGCGCTGCTCTTGTGCGGTCCTTGCGATCTGCAAAGCAAGGCTTTCGTCGAGAGCTTTTGCGGCTCCTCGGGCATCATCCAGTTCTTCCTCCAGAGCTGCGGCCCTGTCCTTTTCCGCGATCAACGCTTTGCAAGCCTCGTCGGAAATCTTCTCGGCCTTGTCCGCTCGATCTTGTGCATCTTTCGCCCGCTGTGCCATACTGCATCCGAAATCATATTCGATGTTCTGGTCTGCGTCCTCGAGGCACCCTTCGAATGCGGTGCCGACGTAGGAGCCCGCTCCGAGCCCTTCAACAATTTTGCGGATTTTTTCAAGCGCCGCCCGCTCCTCGGCTTTGGTGGCCATGCTCATCTTCCCGCTCCTTTCTATGCGCTTCGGTTTATCCTGGTCATTTCGTCGATCCGGTCGAGCCAATACCGCCCGCCCCGGTGCCCGTTCAGGATTCTGGACAGGTACACGTTTGTGATTCCCAGCTCCCGCGCCAGCTCATACTGCGGACGGCCTGTGGTGGCCGACCAGACCGCCACCTGTACCTTGAGCCTTCTGTGTGCGTTCGGGCGCTCCGCTTTGCTCTTTGCCATGCTGCTGCCTCCTCTCTCTCAAAATTTGAACCGACAAAACTTTTCTTCCCGCCTCCTTTCCCCTTGAACTTATTCATGGGATACGCTATTCTTGAGTGGATAAAATATTTGCCAACCATATGATACTCAATAAAATTTAGTAAGTCAATATATTTTAGTAAAAAATATTGATTAAAATGTGAGGCGTAATTATGACAGTGACTGAACGAATGTACGAAAAGCTGGAACAAGACGGTCAAAAAGCCGCTGATTTATGCCGATTTTTGAATATAAGCAGTAGCCTTATGGTATCATGGAAGGAAATACCTCCTTCTAAATATTTACTCAATATTTCTAAATTTTTGAATGTAACGACCGATTGGCTTTTGAGCGGTGAAGGGGTGATGTCGCCGCCGGAACAACAGCTTCCGGCACAGCGGCATTCTCCATGGGTGCTAACCCCCGAGCAGCTACAAACCGCCCGTCTCTGCTTCCCCGAATTAACCGAAGAACAGGTGGCCCTTTTGAACAACTTTGCAAAGCTACCATTCAAAGACCGAAACGAGGTCAAGCAAATCATAGAGATGAAGCTTGAACTCAATGGGGGGGCAGAGTTCTCCAGTTCTGCAAACGGTGAAAAGGCGTCCGGCATCGCCTGATTTTTTAGGCGTTTTGTGGCTAATATGTTATCCATTTTTTATTAGTTTTTTCGGGCCGTTTTCCGCCCGATTTTTAACCGTCCTTTGTGGCTAATATGTTATCCGCTTTTCGGTGGCATGTTTTGGCTAACATTTTAACCGCGTTTCCGGCTTCCAAAATCGGCCCGACGCGCGGCGATTTTGGTTAAAATTTTGCCAAAAAGTTGTTATATAGGTATTTGGCAAAAAATTTTTCAAAAAAGCCCGAAAAACCGCATTAGAAAGCCAATATAACAAAAAATCGTGTTATATAGCTTTTGTTATATAGCTCCCGCGCCGTTTTGGGCCGCACAGCGGGCGCGTTTTCACGCGCCGTTCCAAATTCTTCACGCGTCGACACTCTCAAAAATCCGCGTTGCAACGCCGTTTTTCGGCCCAGTGCCGCGCCGCCGCGCAGGGTGTTTCACACCCTTGCACGCCGCGTTCGCACACCAGCGCCCCCGCGCGCCGCTCCGCTGCCGGTTCGCGTGCCGGTGCTGTTGGCTCACAACAAACAAAAGTGCCTACATTCCGCATTCTTGTGCGGTTTGTAGGCACTTTCTTTTTCTGTTTGGTTGTGCTGGGCGGCGCGCGGCGCTCGTGGGCTTTGCCATTTTCGTTGGGTGCGCGGTTTCGCGGCGTTTCCCCCTCAATCCCGCATTGTAGCGCGGTTTTCCCGTCCTATCCCGCCTCGTCCCGGTGTATCCCGTTTTGTCATTTATTCTGTTAAGTTACATCCAGCGCCGCAGGGCCGATCAGCGCATCTGCATAGCTGCCCTCCCGGGTCTCCACTTCGACGCCGGAAGCCTCCAGCGCGTCAAAAATATTCTGTTTGATCGTTTCCGGCGTAATGCTTTCAAACATCAAGGTCCACCTCCCCGTAAACCGTTTCGAGGACGCATGAGACCCGCAGCGTCCCCTCGTCAAATTTTACCCGTACCTCCGATACCTCCGAAATGTACGGGTGCACCAGCAGGCATTCCCGGACATACCGCGCGGCCTCCGCCTGCTTGAGCTCGTCGGTGTAGGCCGTCCCGATCAGGCTTTCGCACTCGTTGCCGTAGCCCCATGTGTAAACCGCAAAGCGGTACCGCGGGACCTGCAAAGCCCGGTAAGCCCACGAAAGCACCGCCTGCGCGCCGCTGACGATGACAGGCTCGCCGCCGCGCCAGACGGGGATATTGTTTTCATAGTCCCATTTGACCTCCCGGCAGAGCGGCAGGTCTGCCGTCTGTTCCGCCGTTTCCGGCTGGATGATGGGGAATAAGCTCATGACAAAGCCACCGCCTTACACAAAATAATAAACCTCTCCCCGTCGGGGGTAATCAGCGCCACCTGGTCGCCTGCGGCGAGTTCTCCGGGGAGCTGCGCGGTCAAAGCGGCCGAGCCGTTGGAAAAGCCCGTCCCGGTCCCCGGCGGGGATGGAAAGTCCGCCGTCCCCTCGAGGCCCGACGCGGTAACCGCACGCTCCCGCGCCAGCAGTCGGGGATCGATCAGCAGATCGCCCGCATCCAGCGTCAAATCCCCGGACTGTACGGTGAGCGGCGAAACCGAAACGACGACCCCGGTACGCACCATCGGCAGAAACTGCCGCCCCGCCTCGCCTCCCATCACAGAAAGCATGGCCTGATATGGATTTTCCTGCATGTCATCCTCCTTCCCCGGACACCTTATTGTGCAGGTTATCGAGATACTGCTGGTACTCCCCGGCGCTCTGCGGGGAACCGGACGAGCCGCCCGAAGCCGCCAGTTCCTCCCCGGCGCTCTTTTCATCCATGACAGCGTTGAGATTCAGCACCAGCTTGTTTGTATAAATGCCGTTTTTCCACTGATGAGTGTCCGAATCGATGAAGAACCGCCCGCAGAGACCGGTCGTGCCCTCCTGCATCATGACCGACCCGCCCGAGGTGCAGGAAGCATCCCCGAGGCAGTTGACGGTGATCCTCTGCTCCGGGCCGGAGCCTTTAAGCAGGTCCGCGGCGGCCGCGTTGGCGTCCTCCCCCTGCTTCTGCTTCACAACCTTCTGCATCACGCCGTAGAGGGTCTCGCTCGCCGCGTCCTCCATAACGGACAGGAGGTTTTCGTTCTGGTCGTAAACCGCCGCCCGGTTGACGAGCTTCTGCGCGTCCTCGGTGGTGGAGGCATCAATCAGGTTGGACCCTCCCTTCACCACGAGGATTCGCCCCGCTGCGCCCTTCTCCAGCACATTGAGGGAGGTCCCCGAAAAGTGCACGAAATACTTTTTCCCCGTCTGCTTCGCCGCCTCGGTGTACATCGTCATGATAATTTCATAGAGGCTTTTTCCGAAAAACTTCCGGCTTACCGGAACCCCCGCCGCCGCAAGGCTCCCCACCGGAATCCCGAACTCCCCGCAGACAGCGGCGGCAGCGGCCTCGGGAGCCATCTGCGTGCATTTCATGCTCGTCTGGTTCTGTTTGAGATAGATCCCGTAGTCGAAGGCGGTCAGGTCGATGACCCGCGAAGCGGTCGATCGCGTCCGGGTGAGCACAATCCCGGTGAAGAGAGCCGTCCCGTTCTCACTCATGCTGACATGGCACCCCAGAGAGCAGTCCGGCGCGCCGTCGGCCAGCAGCCCAAAAGAAAGGGTCCGGGCGCACTGGGTGCAGCTCCCGGACCACTGAACAGTGGATACCAGCTTTGTGATGTCGAAGCTCCCGGAGGAGTTGGTTAATGTCAGTGTCATAGCAGTGTCCTCTTGTCGGTGCGCCCGACATTGTTGAGAACATCCAGCGGCGGGCATACGATCGTCTGATCCGAAAACAGCATTGCCGGGACGGTGTTCTTTTCACTGTTGTTGTACCGGGAAAGCGCAAGCCCCAGCCGGTACATTTCGCTGCCGTCATTCACGCCATACTTTAGCCGCGCGATCTCCGCATAGGACTGATACTTTGTTCCCTTGTAAGTTATCCTCTCCTGCACCGGCGCGGCCGCATCCGTATCGCCTTCTCTCGGCAGGTTCACCGCCGGGCTTGTGACAGCCGGAACCGCAACCGCACCGGCCGCCGCCGTCTGGCTTGCCGACACCTTGCGGTATCCGCGCATGGTGATCGTCGCATACACGTCCCCGGTACCGTCCCGCTCGCCGTAGCCGATTTCCTCGATCAGCACCCGCTCGTTGATTCCGGTGCCCGATACGACGAAGCGCACCGGCTTCTTTCGTTTGATGATCTTCTCGATCCGCTCGACATACTCATACGGCTCGCCGGAATCGAGCGCGAACGGGTAATCGTTCTCCGGGAACATGCATCCGACCTTGATCGTCCCCAGCGCCATCCCGCCGGGCAGGTTCACGTCCCCGACCTCATGGATGTTGACCGTCTCGGTGCGCCTGCCGCAGGACACCTCGAAGCTCTCCGGCGTGACCGGCAGCGTGATCTGTCCGGACGCCTTGATGATAAATTTTCGCATAGCCGCCTCCTTCCGGGCAAAGAAAAGGGCGCCCCGTTCAGAGCGCCCCATCAGGGAAAACTATTTTCTATTTCACAATTTCAAATGGGAAAACTGCTAAAACCTGCCCTGTGCTTTCGATGGTAACCGTAACGCTTCCTTTTCCGCAGGCTTCGCCCAAATAGCGCGCGCTGTTACTTTCGTCCTTTCCATCGACTTCATAGTAACGGGAATTCGTCTCGGAAGACCCATCGGGAAATTTCCATTCAAAAAGGATCCCTTCTCCTCCTTCCCAGCCATAACAACGAAATTCCATCCAGATCGGTTCGCCGGACCGAAACGCCGTTTTAGGCGTCAAATACTTGCTTCCTTTTTCGCGAAGGAAGCCTATGAGCCTTGGAGGGCCCACCGAATATTGACTTTCTTTTTCCGGGATGATGTTATCATAGGTTCCAATCAGCTTGTTGTCCGGCATGTATGCTGTGATTGAGTCGAGAAAAGCATCATCAAAGTGAATCATCGCATATTCTGCGATTGTTTTTACTTCCTCGGTCGAGAAGCCATGAAAACTCCCTTTGAAATCAAGATCCATGCCCGCCAACAGTGCTGCAACGAAGTCAGGGCCATAGCAGGCGTCTATATTCTTCATAACCTGCAGCTCAGTGGTGCCCGGTCCCAAATAATCCGCTATATATTGATACACCGGAATTCCGTACGAATAAAGAGCGGCGTAATAAGTTCTTATTCCGCTCTCTTTGTTTAGTATCAGACTGATCGTGTCGCTCACCACAGCCGCTTCCATTTCGTCAAGATCTAACGCCGCCGCCGCATCCACTACCAAGGGAATCACCAGATCCGCCACTGCGGGAGTATAATTCCGCAGGGCAAGCAGCCTGCATTCCCAATCAAAGGGTTTCTCGTTTACGATTAATTCCCCATAATAGCGATCGTCCTTGCGAAAAACCTTCAGGCTCTCGACGTATCGATACCAGTCCGCGGCATAAAGAGGGTTTCCATACCCGCCGAAATGATCACGCAGCGATTCTGTCAGCTTTTGTGATAAGTCACTGTCTTCTATTTTACCGTCAATATGAAGTGCCGCCTCCGGCTCTTCGCCCGCCTCGGAAGCAGCCGGCTGACTTGCCGCGCCACACCCTGCCACCACCAACACGCATAACAAAACAGAAAGCAGCTTTTTCATCCGTTTTCCCTCCTGTAGTTCTTTGCTATCAGCCTACCACATTCAGGAAAATTTTCCAACCCCTACGACAGTATTTGTGCCTCCTGCAGCTTTCTCGCAAGTTCTGACGCAATCCGGCCGATGTCCGCGTCCTCGCGCACCACAATGGTGTCGGCCAGCTTGGGAATGGTGATGCTCGCGCCTCCGTTTTTATATGCTCTTGCCTCGGCGGCGGTCAGCACCCGCTCGCCCTCATGCAGCCGGGCGGGGTAATTGTCATACGGCACGTAGGAAAGGCCGTAGGCGTCGGAGCTTTCGTTTCCGGAAAGCGGACTTGAAAAATTGCCCGCCCCGCCGTACTCATAATTGGAGGCGTATTCAACCCCTGCGCCCGGTGTGTAACCGATCCGCTTCCGTTCCTGCTCGATATAGGCGGCATTGGCGGCCATTCGTCCTTTTGTGAAGACAAGCCCCATCTCATATCCGAAGTTTTCCCAGTCGTCCGCGAGCGCCACCTGCAAACGCTGTACGGTGCTCTTTTCGGTTTCGAGATACTTCTGATAAGCAGGCCCTTCCCTGTAGGCGGTTTCCGCCTCTGTCTCTGCCGCCGCGAGAATTTCACCCATCTTCGCGCCGTCGCCCTCTGCGGCGGCTTTCAGGTATTCGTCAGATTCCATCGCGCCGGTCATCGCGTCGATCCACGCCTGCTCCTGCGCGTTTTGCAGATCGCCCTGATAGACGCCGATCAGGCGGTATGCTTCGTTCATCTTCTGCCCAAGCTCGCTTTCCGGATCCAGCTGCGCGTTGAGCTTTTTAAGCATCGGCGTGCGCGTTTCGGTAAAGCCCGCGCCCATCGAGGATTGCAGTTCCTGCTCCAGGCCCTCCTTGGTGGACATCAGCCCCGAATAGGTTTTGGCCATCTCCGCCATAGCGTCGGAATTGGCCTCGCCCATCGCATTTGCGATGATCTCCGCCGCCTCCGCGCCGGGAATCAGCCCCTTTGAAACCATGTTGTAGACTTCGGTATTGCTGGCGCCCATCGCCTCAGCCAGATAATCAACCGCCGGGATTCCCCGCTCAATGAGCAGGTTCAGGTATTCGAGGGTCGTTTTCCGCTCGACTGCATCCGTCCGAGGCCGGTCGCCACCATCGACATGTCCGCGCTGCTCATGCCGAGCGCCGCGCCGGTGTCGCCGATCTGGGTCAGCCGCTTTTTGATTGTCTCCGGGTCGGTCGTGCCGTAGGTCGCAAGGATTTTGGTGATGCCCTTCAAATCCTCGTACAGGAACGGCGTGGTGTTGGCCATCGTTTTAACGGCCTCGAGGGTATCGGTCGAATCTCCCTTGAGGATTTTGTCAAATGCAATCTTGTCAAGCTCCCGCTGCGCGGCAATCGAGGTGCCGGTTGAAAGTTCTTCGGCCCGCCGCCCGGAGATGGTGTCGTACTGCTCCTGAACGGCGGATTTAAAGGCTTCGTCCTTGTTGGTTTCGATCTGCGTACCGCCGTTGATCAGGCCTGACGCACCGCCGATGACAGCGCCAATTACCGGTGCACCGGCCATCGCGCCCATCGCCGCACCGGATGCCACTCCGGACATGATTGATCCGAGCATATCTCCTTCGGGCGTTCCAAGGCGGGAATAAACTGCATAGCTGGCCAGTCCGCCTATGGCATTGCCTGCTATTTGGAAAATCCCTGCGTTTTTTAACCCCGCCATTACCGATTTGCTCTCCATTTTGGAAAACGCACCCGAGGCGCTGGTCATCGACTTCTCTGTTTCTCTGGCGGTTTTGTCAAGCAGGCTGAGATTGCTGCGCGCCTGCTCATATCCCCGGTTTGCTTCGTTCAGCTTTTTCAGCAGCTCGTCACTGACCAAACCGTCTCCCGATTTTTTCGCGGCATTGTATTCCTTTTGAAGTGCCTGCAAATTTTTCTTGGCTTCCGAGACGTCCAGTTTCAGCGTTGCGCGATTTTTATTGATCGCATTGAGCTGCGCCTGCATCTCTTCGAGATTCTTGTTAAACCGTATCCCGGAGTTGTTCATTTTGTTGACCGCATCGCTGAAATTGTCCTTCGCGGAAATGGCAATAGAAACGTTTCTGCCCATGAATATCCCTCCTTTCGGGCATAGAAATGCCCCGCATGAGCGGGGCTTCCTTATTCTGATATAAGACAGGATATCAAATAGACAACCAAAAAATTTCCCAAGCAACTATGCAGCCGAGCCAAGTCCATAGCGTCTTTGGTTCCATTTCCTCCATACGCGGTATGATATAATACATTGGGAGTAGTCCCAATGCGGCAAAAAAAGCCCCCCAAATGTCTCTGTTGCTCTCATTTTTGCCCCTCCATTTCCAGTAATACCACCGCCCGCCGGACCCCTTCAGCCCGGCTGATGCCTTCCCGCTCGCAGAAGCGGTCGAGAATCGCCAGCGTCTTTTCATCAAAACGAATCGCAATCTGCACCCGCTTGGGCGCGTCGGTTGGTCTGCCTGTTCTCAATGGATCACTTCCTTTGCATACCATAATTATAACCAATCGGTATGCAAAAGTCAAGGTCTATTTCATTCTTCCAGTTCCTTTTGGCAAAACGCCGTCAGCAGCAGCCGTTCTCCCGGAGGCATCCGGTAAAATTCCCCCGGCGTGATGTTTTTCTTCCGAAACAGAAAATACAGCAGCATCAACCGGGGGTCTTTATTCAGTTTTTTTTAACTTCCTCGAGCGTCGCCGTCCGGTAGCCCGAAAGCCGCTCCACCTCGCGGGAAAGGTCCTCGATCTCCCCCGGCAGCAGCAGGCTCTTCACCAGCTCGGCAGGGGTCGGGGCGTGGTGCTTCTCCAGCAGAGCCTTGTCCCGCAGGTTGGGGGCCGTCACTCCCGCCAGCAGGATATCGATCGCCATGTCCTCCGAAGATGCCTCTTTGATCTCCGCCACCCGGTTATAGGGCAGCGCCCGCAGCGAGAACACCACAGGCTCGCCGCACTCCTTCGAAAGGCGCTTGATTTTGACCTTCTTTTCGGGCAGCTTCGCCTTATCCAGCCCCATCAGTAAATCCAATACGTCCGGCATAAAAGTCCTCCCTTGACTTTCTGTGCCGCCATGCTATAATAAAGACACGAAGGGCGCTGCCGTTTGCGGTTGCTTCCCCGAAACTGTGTGGATTACTCCGTCAGCTTGCTAGGGCGTGGACGGAGTAATTCTTTTTAGAACTACTTTCGCTTGATCGAAACGACCAGAGCGATGACCGAAACGATGAGCATACCGAAAGCAAACATGCTGTCGTATGTAACATACATATGGCCATCACCTCCCAAACAGGGAAGCAACCGTCCTGCCGCAAATGGCAGCGCCACGCTTATTCTAGCATGGCGCTTAATTTTTGTCTAGTTTTTCGCCGCTTCGCTCTGCATCCCTTCGGCTTGCCAAATTATGCTTCGCTTTCGCTCGCAAATTTGGAGCCTCAGCCCTCCGTAATCGTGTCGAGGTATTCGTAGTTGGTGAAGGTGAACGGGGTCTCCACCTTTCCCAGCGTGTCGGCCTCCCAGTCGGTGAGGTGATATGAGCACAAATACGCTAATCCGCTGTCATGTCAACGCGTTTCGGTATTGCGGGGATTATCCCGAAGAAATCCTGTACGACAACATGAAGCAGGTTGTCATCAAGCGGCTGCTAAAGCAGGAGGACAGCACTCTGAACCGGCAATTCGAGGACTTTGCCGGCTTCTATGGGTTCAAGCCT